CTCATTACAGCATGAATGTCAGGAATACCATTGATTGTACTAGATTCTACGCGGGTTAAGAAGCAATCAGTCAATCCTTTTTTAACTTTCTGCCATAGTCTAGTTTCCCCATTTTTATTAGACATGATTAAGTAAGTATTTTATATTTTAAGTTTCCTTATTGATTTAATTACTGCTGTTGGAATAATAGTTGTTGCACCAATATTGTCAAATGTTGGTTTATCTTTCGACTTAATGTAATCACTAAATATCCTTGTAATTCCATTTTTTTGACTAAGTAAGTAACCCTTTGATACACATACAGGCAACTGTTCTTTGCTTAAATCTTTTGTGCTGCTCCAACCAGCATCACCTTCGATGTCAAGCCACTCTATTTCTACAAATGGATAATCTTCAATCACATTACCGAGATTTTTAAAATCAAAGTTTAATATTTTAGATTGTTGTCGTTTCTTTTTAGTCATCAATCTCCACCTTAATTTTACCAACTGAAGTAGTTAGTGTAGAGTTATGTACTTGGTTAAAAACATCTAACCAATCAGACCAACTAGCTTTCTTCAATTGCTGTAACGTCTTGGGACTCAATCTCAATCGTTTTGGCATTGTAGCCATCGATTTTGTTTGATAGTTCCTGTAGCTTTTTCTCAAGTTGCTCACGTGACATACCCTCCAAACCACTGACAGTTACTTCTTTACGATCAACATAAGCACCGGCCAATTGACCAGATCTATACTCAGCGTTAATAGCAGCAGCGAATTGTTTTTCTTTCTCTGCTTTGTCAGCAATTCTTTCTAACCTTTTATATCTTCTAAGGTTGTCACTTGTGTATTTTTTTACTTCTCTTTCAAACAACTTATCAAAGTAGTTTGCTATATGAGGACTGTGTTTTCTAGATAACATTCTAGATGCAACAGATCCATAATCTTTTTCATTAGTACAAACATAGCCTGCACGTTTAAGAGCTTCAGCTTGTGTTATGCTACCCCAATCAGCAACATAGATTTCAACAAACATTTTTTGTTTTGGAGTTAAATCTAATTCAGTTCTTAATGATTTCTTTTTAAGTCCACCAGGCATTACTTTCTGCCTCTAGGTTTTTTGATTTTACTTTTAATAAAATATTTAATATCACCTTTTGCATGTTCTCTTGATTGTGCCTTAATGTTTTTACTGGGTTGTGCTTCCATCATTTGTTTAATAGTTTTACCACCACCTCTATAATAAGATTTAGCAGCTTTTAGCACTTCCTTACCCAATGAGTTTATTAATAGAAATTTCTTATACATAATTTCTATTATATAGATTATTTGATCATAAAGTAATAGCCCCAAAAACTTTCGATAACGTTCCCGCAAGAGTGGTGTATCCCAGATACACCATAGATACACCATAGATACACCATTAAAATTGATTAAAACCATTGGTACAATTGACTAATAGAACATTAGATACACCAGATACACCTCTTTTACCCCCTGAGGTACTTTTTATTGCTCAGGGGTCTAGATAATCTATATAGTAGAAATTTATTAATT